GGCTAAAGCTAAGTTTGATGTGTACCCAAGCGCATACGCAAATGCGTACATGGTTAAAGAATATAAAAAAATGGGTGGTCAATATAAAGCAAAAGGTGGCGCTGTAAATTTTGTAAAAGGCGGTACTGTGATGGCCCAAGGCAGAGGTTGTGGAGCTATGATGGAAGGCAAAAGAAGAAAAACTAAAATGCCTAGAGCTTAAACATGAGTTTGACGAAGTGGTTTGAACAAGACTGGGTTGATATAGGATCTAAGAAAAAAGGTGGTGGCTATAAAAAATGTGGTCGCTCCAAACAAAAAAAAGATGCTAAAAGAAAATATCCTAAATGTGTACCAGCAGCCAAAGCTGCAAGCATGAGTACAAACCAAATTGCATCTGCTGTAAAAAGAAAAAGATCTAAAAAACAAGGGGTAGGTGGTAAGCCTACCAATGTTGCAACATTTGCTGCCTCTGGTGGTAAGATAACAAAAAGAAAACCAAATAACATGGGTTTGTTTGGTAGAAAATAGGAGTAATTATGAAAGGTAAAGGAACTAAGTACATGGCTAAAGGTGGATCTATGAAGGGCACTAAAGGCATGGCTAAAGGTGGATCTATGAAGGGCACTAAAGGCATGGCTAAAGGTGGATCTATGAAGGGCACTAAAGGCATGGCTAAAGGTGGAAAAACTACTAAGTACATGGCTAAAGGTGGTGCATTGGTTGCAAAAGAAAGAGCACAAGGCTTTGGCTCTATGGGAAGTGAAGTTGCTAGAAAAATAGGCATGAGTGCTGGTGCTTCTCCTGTCGCTGGTGGCGTTTTAGGAGCAGTTGGAAAAGGAGCAAAGAAGATTGGTAAGAAACTTACCCAACTAAAAAAATAAATTCTGTTTAAATAAAGTGGCTTATTTAATATCAAATGTGCCTCAGTTTAAATGCTGGGTACGAAAAGAATTTACAGCAAATCATTTCGCATATCATGGCGAGTATTTGCATGCTTTAGTTATTGCGGTAAACACCTTGCCGGATAGATCTTTGTCTTTTCAAGTGGTTTTTACCGGTTGTGAGATAGATAACATGGAAGATGCACCAAATGTACACGGTGGAGCTATGTGGGCAAGGATGCCAATACAAGCTTTAGTAGCTGACATACCTTTAGAAGAATGGCCAGAACCAATGGAAGATCACCTGGCGCAGCCATGGGATTGTCTAAGCCATCATCATTCAGTCGAGGTTCTTGACAGAGTAAGCTCTTCTCCTTGGATGTGTAAGATAGGTGGTGAATTCGTTACAGGCAAATATTTATTTACTGTCGATTACACAGAAAATTCAATAGCAGACGATCCTGCTCAACATAAACAATCACATGTGTTATATTTAACAGACGCTGGTCATTGGACTGGAAATTTTGTTGCTTTACCTAACAATAGAGTAAGAGCTACAAACCCAGCATTATGGCGTGTAGGCGAAGGAGCACCAGATTTTATGCCCTCGCAGTGGACACATTCAGCAGAACAACATGAGAGCTATATGGATCCGAACATAACTTTTAACAATCTATACGCTCCAGAGGAAGATTAATATGCATTACACCAAAGACTTAAATGAAATTATAAAAGGACTAAAAAAAGCAAGTAAGCTACATGCTTCTCAAGCTAAAAAATTAGAAAAAATTAATAGAGATCAAAAGTCATATTCTGGCGTAAAAAAGAAAAAAGTAGTTAGCAGAAAGAAAAAATAATGGCAACATCAAACAGTAAAAATTTTGAGCCAGATGTAGCAGAGTACATTGAAGAAGCTTTTGAAAGATGTGGTTTAGAACTGCGTACTGGCTATGACCTAAAGAGTGCAACCAGAAGCTTAAATATTATGTTAGCAGAATGGTCTAACAGAGGATTAAACCAATGGACTATATCTAAAAAAACAGTCGCTATGGTTAAATCAACCTCTGAGTACAGCATTGATAGTACCAACGCAACTGCTCCGATAGATGTTTTAGATGTCTTTATTAGAGAAACCAACGGATCTGAAACAACAGACATATCTTTGACCAGGTTGAGCAGAGCTGAGTATTCAAACATTACAACCAAATCAAGCGAAGGCAGACCAAATCAATATTTTATTGATAAGCAAGTAACTCCAAAAATTACAGTGTGGCCTGTGCCAGATTTTTCTAGTAAATACACTATTCACATGAATGTTTTAACTAGAATGGATGATGCAGATTTAGCCACCAATACAATGGACATGCCTTTTAGGTTTTATCCATGTCTAGCTGCAGGTCTTGCATATTACATATCAATGAAAAGAGCTCCACAGCTTACAGGTCAACTAAAAGCAATTTACGAAGAGGAGTTTGACAGAGCATTATCTACCGATGAAGACAGATCTTCATTTAGAATTGCGCCAAATCTTAGAAGTTACAATAGACCATAATGGCTTTTGCATCGCAAAAAAATGCTTACGGAATATGTGACATAACAGGATTTCGTTACAAATTAAAAGACATGAAAAAAACATGGGACGGACTTTTAGTTGGCCCAGACCAGTGGAGTGCTAAACATCCACAATTATCTCCGAAAACTGTACCAGCAGATCCCCAAGGAATTAAAAATGCTAGGCCAGATACCAATGATGATAATAATGTTTTTTTGGTTTATAGTAATGTTGGAGATGGTAAATTAGGATCTGTGCTTAAAACCTTTGAGGTAACATCAAGCCTAGGAACAGTTACAATTACAACATGAGCTTTACATTATCAACATTAAAAACAGCAGTACAGGACTATTTGCAAGTTTCTGAAACTACTTTTACCAATCAGCTGCCTAGGTTTATACAAGAGGCAGAAGATAGGATTTTTAATTTAGTACAACTACCAGATCAAAGAATAAATGTTCAAGGGGTTTTAACGGCAAGCAACAGGTTTTTAGCTACGCCAACTGATTTTTATGCACCATTTAGTTTGGCTGTAATATCTAACGAAACTTACGATTACTTAGATTTCAAACACCCTTCTTTTATTAAAGAATATTCTCCTTCATCGACAAGCACTGGGAAGCCAAAGTATTATTCTTTGTTTGACGACACATCGTTTGAACTTGCTCCAATACCAGACGCAACTTATACTATTGAATTACATTATTTATATAAACCAGCCTCGTTAACGAGTGGTAGTGACAGCGGTACAACATTACTGAGTTCTGATTATCCAGACGCATTGTTGTACGGTAGTTTAGTAGAAGGTGCTATTTTCTTAAAAGAACCGCCCGATGTCATTGGCTTGTTTGAGGCTAGATTCAAGGAGGCGGTAGGCAGAATGAAAACACTATCCGAAGGTCGCGGAACTCGTGACCAGTATAGATACGATCAGTTGCGTACTGGCGTATCTTAAATGAAACCAATTAAATCCCTAGAGGGCAAACGAGTAGCTATTATTGGCCTTGGTTTGTCGCAAGTAGATTACGCTATAGGTTTGCAAAATGGTAGGACATGGGATGAAACCTGGACTATTAATGCTGCAGCAGGCGTATATAAAACAGATAGACTGTTTATGCTAGATCCTGCTAGTCGATTTTTTGATAGTACCGATGCAGGCAGACAAACAAGTGTGATGACAAGGGTTTTAGCAGAAGCTAAACATCCAACCTATACATGTGAATTAGATCCCAGAGTACCAAAAGCGGTTGAATACCCATTGCAAGAAGTTTGCAATGCTACTAAATGCGCGTACTTAAATACCACAGTTGCATATACATTGGCTTTTGCTATGTGGAATAAAGTTGCTGCGGTAGATCTATTTGGCATAGATTTTTCGTATTCAAAAAACTTACATCTTGCAGAAGCAGGCAGAGCATGCGTTGAATTTTGGATATCAAAAATGATGGAAGCCGGAATTATAGTAGGCATTAGTGGCAGATCTACAATATTAGATATGAATGTGCCAGCCTCAAATAAGCTGTATGGTTATCACAGATTAAAAAAACCATTGGTAGCTATTCCGCACGAAGGCAATTTTATTATTGGGCCATACGCAGAGATTAATGAGCAATTAGCAGAGAAAGGTTTGAAGATTAATGAAGATGTTGCTCCCCCAGAGCCGTACAAAGGATGAGCGATAGTTTCATACAATTAGGTCAGGTGTCTGTGCATACCACGCAAAACAAAGGACATGATCCAGAGTTTTGGGCCGCACAAGCCACAAAAAAAATATGTTCTATATCTATGGACCAACCAGAGCATATCAAACAACAGGCTTTAGCTTTCCAAAACCAAGTTTATACTGTAATCTTGTATACAATAAAGAACGCAATAAATTCTAACAATGTGACTAATGTGAATTTATTAAGGCAACAAGGGCATGAAGACATGGCCAAGATAATTAAGGAGCTTTAAGAAATGGCAATTACATCAGCAATCGCAACCAGTTTTAAACAAGAAATTTTAGTCGAAGGACACAATTTAACTAATGGCGCAGACTCTATTAAGTTAGCTTTGTTTACAAGTTCAGCAACTTTAGGAGCCGGTACAACAGCTTACTCAACCACAAACGAAGTAAGCGGAACTAATTACACAGCCGGCGGTGCCGCACTGACAAATGTAACCCCCACAACATCTGGAACTACAGCTATTGTAGATTTTGCAGATCTTACATTTGGAACAGCTACCGTAACTGCTAGAGGTTGTTTGATTTATAACGACACGAATAGCGACAAAGCTATATGTGCTATTGACTTCGGAGGAGACAAAACTTCTACTGCTGGCGACTTTACAGTTGTCTTTCCGGCAGCAGATGCGTCAAATGCCATTATTAGATTAGCTTAAATTAATTTTAGCAATGGTAGAATCAAGTTATGCCACTAACAAAATTTAATTTTAAGCCAGGAATCAACAAGGAAGAAACTGACTATTCAAACGAGGGTGGTTGGGTAGACGGTAATTTAATCCGTTTTAGAAAAAGCCGTGTTGAAAAAATAGGTGGCTGGATAAAGAAAAGTTCCAATGTTTTTTTTGGCGTAGCCAGAGCATTGCACAGTTGGATTTCTTTAGGATCTGAGCGTTACTTAGGCATAGGCACAACTTCAAAATATTACATAGACTCTGGCGGTAACTACAACGATGTTACCCCAATAAGAGCTACCACAACCAACGGAATTGTTTTTGCAGCTACAAATGGCTCAAGCCTTATTACAGCTACTGATTCAGACCACGGAGCTGTGGTAGGTGATTTTGTCACCATTGCAGGATCAGCAACTTTGGGTGGAACTATTACTGCTGCTGTTTTAAACAAAGAGCATCAAATTACTGGGGTGGCTACTGCCAACACATTTACATTTACAGCATCTGCAACAGCCAATGGTAGCGATACTGGTAACGGTGGTGCTGGCGTAGATGGTGTGTATCAAATTAATTCAGGACTTGATGTGTATGTTCCTTCTGCTGGTTGGGGTTCTGGTACATGGGGAGCA